TAATTAAACCTAAAGAGGCTTAGAATAGCGTACAGGAGCTTACTATTTATACCTAGTAGGCCATGTAGTTCTTAAACTAGCTTTATAAGGCACCTTGACATCATAAGCTGTCTTGGCATCAGGATCATTCCTAGCTTTATCATGAGCCGCTTGTGATACACCACCTATAATAACACTACCTGAAGCTGCTGTCCCTGTAACCGCTGTAGTTGTAATTGAACAACCTATCAAACTAGGTTTTGCTAATAGGTCTGCTAGTAGTTTATCATAACCTGCATCACTAGATGAAGATACACCAACATCCCATTCCTCCGTAACTTTTACACTGCCAATTTCTTCTGTCTTTTTCTTCAAACTCCCAGATCCTGCAGAACCCGCACTACCTTGTTCTGATTTCCTAGATAACCAACGTAATGTCTCTAAGGTACTGTAGTAGAGGATATCACAATCCGTATGAGAGGTGGTTTCCATTACATGTTCGATAAGCCTAGTCATATCTGCATCTGTTATTACTGATGTTGGTAGGTTACCTAACCAGAAACGAACATCATCTATTGTTTGTACTACACTTACTGTGAAACTCATAAATACTTTCCTCTATATTTTCTTTAAATAATTGTTGATCTTTAATATTACCTATTATAACATAGTTCCCGTAGACAATAACTAGGAGAATAAATATGAAAAGAGAAGATATAGTAAACCCGTTTGATTTCCCTCTATCGAGAGACCAAGAAGACGTAGTAATGTTAGCGATGGATGATAATAATCCCGTAGTGTTGGTAGACTCGATCGCAGGAAGTTCGAAATCTACCTCACAAGTAGTGATGTCACATAACATCTATAAACGTAGTATGTACCTTACATTTAGTAAAGCTTTGGCAGTGGAAGCATCAACTATGTTCCCAAGTCACGTAGAGTGTAAAACTATACACGCATTAGCTTTCCGTGAGGTTGGTCACGCTTACGCAAATAGACTAACAAGACCAAGAGGTGCTTATAAGAACGTAGGTGGTACTGGTAATGAACTTGCTAAACTTTACCGTATGAAAGATATGGAACTTACCGAAAACCACAAGGTATCTGCTAATGCCATAGGTTTGATGGTTAAGAACACCGTAGCTAAGTACGAAGCCTCTGACGATTTAGAACTAGAGTTAACCCATATCCCTGAGTACATGATTAAAACAGCTATGAACAAGGTCACGGGACACCTAAAGAAACACTTGATTAAGAAGAAAGCTTCCAACTTACGTAGGTTAGTTTTATCTTACTCTGAACAGTTATGGAAAGATCGTGTTAACCTAGATAAGAGTGTCCTATGTACTCACGACACTTACGTTAAGATATGGTCATTGACTAACCCAATTATAGATACAGATGTATTGTTTCTGGATGAGGTACAGGACGCATCAAACGTATTCGTTGGTATCGTTAAGAAACAGGTAGGTAGATGTAAGATGATACTAGTAGGTGATCCAGACCAAAACCTCTACGCTTGGAGGTACTCAGTAAATGCACTTGAGCTTGTGGATGGTGTGGAAGGTAAGTTAGGTCAGTCTTTCAGATTCGGACCTAAGGTAGGTGAACTGGCGGAAACCATATTAGGTAACGGTAGGTCGGTTAAAGGTTGGGAACAGTTAGATACAAAGATTGGGTACGAAGCAGTAGTTGATGAATCAAAACCTTTTGCTAAACTATACCGTGTCAATGCGGCGTTAGTATCAGATGCCTTGGACTATATCTCTGAGGGTAAGAAAGTTAATATAGACATTGATGTTAATGATTACATTAAGATCCTACAGTGTGCAGAGAAACTATACTTGGGTGATACTAAGAAAGTTAAGCACGAGGAGATCGTACCTTACGATGATTGGGATGAATTGAAGGTAGAAGCTGAGTACAGTGGTATGCTTAAGCGTGTAGCTAAGATAGTTGAGAGTGGTCAGGTGAACCGTAGTGTCACTATCCTTAAAACACATAAGAACACTACAACACCTGATGTTATTTTAAGCACATCACATAAAAGTAAGGGAAAGACTTATCAACAAGTTATAATTGACAATAGTGCTTGGGAGAGTAATTATGACTCAGAGGGTGTTTGGGTAGGTATCTCAGAGGGTGAGAAGAGATTACTCTATGTAGCTGCAACTAGGGCATCACACGCACTTGAGTATAATAACACCATACGTGAAATGGTTGAGTTGAGAGAATCAGGTGGTGATGTATATGCAAGTAGGTCAGACGATAACAATGATCACTTGAGAGCATTACTTAGACGTAAATTAGCACAAGAATGTCAATCTTGGGATAAAGAATAGGAGAATACATATGAAACTTAACGGAGGCCACCTGTTTTATGCAATTATGTTTATTGTACCTTCAGTGGCAATCATACCCATCTTTTCCATGAACACCCTACAACTTACCATAAGACAAGTGTAGGTCTTATGGAGACAGGTTACAAGACCTGTTTTCATGGAGTGATGTATTGGAATGATGATAGGGGTTTAATAGTGCAACCCGATGGTAATCCTGTGCAATGTTATGGTAAGATACGTTTAACAGAAACACAATATAAAGAATTTAATGGGGAATAAATATGAGTAATGAAATAGGACAACCAACACAACGTGGTTCAGGTGAACTTAACCTCTTTATAGGTGAGACAGTAGTGATATCTAAAGGCAAACATCACCCACCTAACCTGACAGTAGCACAGATCAATAAAGATTACCGAGTGATACAGAACCATTCAGGTCATTTCCCTAGTAAATTTATGATCAAGAATTGTGGCAGAGATTGGGGTCATGTAGTGGTAGATGTGACCAAAGAAGAGTTTGATATTATCTCTGACTCTATCCGAGCATATAAGAAGAATCAAACAGGGGCTGTACAAGCGTACTCTTATATCTTAGGTTATTGTGAGGCTAAAGGTTTGAACTTGATTGATGAAAGTATCTTAGAAATATAGTAGCAGATACAAAGAAGCCACAAACAAATTAATGTCTGTGGCTTTTCTGTTATAAAGTACTTGTGTAGAATGATAAACCTTTGAAGTGTGCTTCTGTAGTACCATCAACAATCTTCAATGTTAACCTCTGTAACCCTGTACTTGGGAATAATACACTTGTATCAGCAATAACTAAAGATACTTGTCCATTAGCTGAATCGGTATGTGTTAATGGTATATCCGTACCACCTAATAATAGTGATACCGTAAAACCTGTAACATCTAAAGGATTAGCACCCTCGTTAATTGTTAGGTTTATTGTATATACGTTCTTATCAAGAAGTAATATCTCTTCATCCAACCCTGCGTAATTACCAGAATCTTTATCTATTATAGCTGTCAGTGTTTTAGTTAAAGCCATAAACTACACCTCTCTTACTTTAGGTTGATGATGAACTTTCAGGTTAGATAACTGACCACCTTGTGTTTGAAAGGCTGTATCAATAAACATCTTACCTGTACAATGCTTAGGTGAGGTGTACACTAACTGATTATCTACGTAGTATTTAATCTCCCCATCTACACGCTCAAGCTCTAATAGAGACCCCTCTGTATAAGTAAGGTCACCTATCTTACGGAATGCTCCCTCCCTAGCCTCCAGACCCCTTGTTGTTGCATATAGGTGGTAGTCTATATTGTCGTAACTACCACCACGTTCTACAGTACTCAACCCAAACACTAAGATCTTATCAGTACGGTTGATATTAGCAGATACATAACCATCCCCCTCAAAACCCTCAATACTGAATGTACCACTACCCCACTCAGTAGGTGATATTTTAGTGATAGTGCCGTTCTCGACTGAAAAGCTTTCAGGTAAGATAAAGAAATGCTCTTGGATAGGTTCTATTTTATCACAAGCAGAAAGAAATTCCTTATAGTGTGTTAAGGCTTCAAAAGCTATATTAGCACTATCTACTGGGAAAGTCTTGTTACCTGCTCTGTGTATTTCTAACCCACCATCAGGTAAGGCTTTTAGGGATAAACCCCCATCTTTAGTATTGACCTCTTTTGCTAGGTCAAACAATTCTTGTACGTTTCTCATTAGATCTCCTGTTAATCTACCTAGGTTTATGTGAATACTGTTCCAAACCTCTTATACGCTCCGAGAGAACTCCGTGAGCCTCCTCTAAGGCGTTAATGCGCTCATCTGGTATACTGTACTCACTTTTAGCTTTAAGCTCTATCTCTAAGGCGTAGGCATCCATAATCCTGTTTAAAGGTGGACTAGGATCAATACCTATAATCTTTAATGAGATAGCAAGGACAAGGAATACACCTGATATAGAGAACACCCACTTAGGGGCACTACTAATAGCCTTATCTTGTATATTCGTTTTATCTTTTTCTGTTGACATGATATTCTCCTATAAACAATAAACCCCGCCCGAAGGCAGGGTTAAAAGATTAGGTGACTACTAAAAATCACCTTCAAGTAAGATTACAAGTTCCCACTCACCATCTGCCGCAAAACCCGCAGGAGTGATTTGAATCTTATCATAGGCTTGGTTGTTGAATACAGTAGTTAAACCGTCATCCCAAGCGTGAGATAAAGCAGCAGTTGTTGTACCACCATTAATCTGCATAAACTTAGAACCATCAACACTACCTGCTAAGGCAATAGTTGCATCTACATCTAGAGTACCTACAGGAGCACCTGCATTATCATACTCTTCTTTAGTCATGATCTTACCGTGAGGGTACTGAAGACTACCAACTTCTACTTCTACAGCATCATTACCTGTACCACGTACTGTGATAGCTTTACGTAGAACTGTAGGGATTGTTTGTAACTTACGCATAATATTTACCTTTTCTTTAGTTATGGGTTGGTGATTATATAAAGATTGTGGTCCACCAATTCACTCTCTACACGTATTATAACATAGTATTTAGGAGTAACGAAACTATCGTGTTATAATGTACTTGTCGATAATAAACTAAGGAAATAATATGGCTAATTCATCACAAGTAGATAAGTACACAAGTAAGTTAGAAGATCTTACACAAGCGGGAGGGGCAACTACCCTTGAAATGGGTCAATGGAGAGCACCTATGACTCAAGTGAGTTTCTCTTTCACAGGTAATACAGATGATCTAGGTAGTTTAGCTTTTCATGTTAAATATCACCCTGATGCTAACTGGGAAGTGTTACTCGATGCAGCAGGTGCTGCAAGAACAGTTACCCTAAGTGATGCAGACCTACAATCGTTTACCATAGTAAACAACTGGGTACATGAGATACGTGTTACACCAACAGGCGTGACAGGATCATACTCTATGTATTGTTATCAAGATGCACTTGCACTAGGTAGAGAGCATTACTAGGAGGCTTTATGTTAGGAACTAGACATAATGGTTGGAGTGGTGTTGCTAAAGCAGTCAGTATAGGTGTAAGGCATAATGGGTGGAGTGGTACTGGCTTAATTGGTGCGGTATCAACCTTAGATGATGGCTCGGGTGGAGGGAGTGGGTCTGCACCCTTTAATCTCTTCAACAAACCTGTTATTAGTGGAGTATACCCCGTAGCACAAGTATGGACACACCCTAGCTTAACCATACCTCAGCATTTCAAGGTTACAGCTAGAATACTAGTAGATGGTAATAGTAATCAGGGCATCTTTGGTCAAGGGTATGAGACAGGTGGGTCAGTACAAGGTTCTCTAGAGTTCTCTGTACGAAAAAATGCAGCTACGGACGAGTTATCTTTCAGGTTTGACTGTACTGATGGTACTTGGGGTAACAGGTCTACTTTGAATTATACTGTAGATAATCCAAATGCTGTCATAGATACCTCCATTGAAATAGATCAGGTAAACAACCTAATCACTTTAATAGTGGACGGAGTAGAATCCACAACACCACTGGTTGCACCAATAATGCAAGATGCAGATCCGTTTGTCATAGGCGGGGTAGCAGATGGGGGTGATTACCAACTCCACATGACATCTGCTATGATCTACGATTTTATGTTAGAAGACTTCAGTGCGGGTACAACTCCTATACTACTTGACATGGTAACCCAAACTGGTAATATAGCTAATACAGGGGATTCTGGCACAGCTAACTTAACAAAAGTTAACAGTACTACCAGAACAGAGAACGTAATATATACCCCCGCAAGTAACACTGTGAGGTTAGACTTAGATACAACATTCGAAGATTATGGTGTGCACGTATAGTGCACTTTATCTACCTAAGTAACTAGATAGAGACAAAAGGATCTTGTCTCTACCCTACAACAAATATCAGTATTTATACTATAGGTACACTATCTCAAAATCCAAACCTATTAGATTACCACTACCGTGACAGATTATCTGTAAACCATTGTTTTGCATATTAGCATCTGTCACAAACACCATACCACCTATCCCCCTCCCAAAGAAACCTAAAGATTGTTGTCCTATAAAAAACTCAACAACTCCAGTCCCCGACATCAAACTGCCACCTTCGTTGATTAGTCTTATAAAACCCTTAGCACCTCTTTCAGCTATAAACCCACCAAACAAACTATTACTTGTTCCCAACATAATAGATTGTACTATGTAGGGTGTTTCTGTAGGGTGATACCCAAAACCAAAAGACACTGTTGCAGGATTATTACCGAGATCACCTGAACTAAGTCTGACACGGTAACCTTCAAAAGAAGGTTGACTACCTAGCCAAGGTGTATTATATTCTCCCTCATAGATGTTGTTACTGGGGTAAAAGAAAGTATCCTTACCTACATTGGTGCTGAACCTCCTTATTAAGTGGGTAACCTTACCACCAATATTAGCATTTGGGAGTATACTGGAAAGGTAATCTTGCGGAACAGTCTCTGGTGTGTTTGTCCCTATATCCTCTAAGATCTTACTGTCTGTGTAGAAGTTACGTAGTATTGTATTATTTAAGCCCCAACTAGCGAAGGTTGCTGCGTGGTATATACCCGATGGTGCTTCATTCCTGTTAACTAGGTCTTCAGGGTGAGTAGTTGCTGAAATACTAGGGTAGCCTAGAAAAGAAGTCCAACCTGCATTGAAGTTAGAAGAGTGTAACGTACTAACATTACCACTGTCTATACTTACACCTCTGTGAAACAGTGTATCCCTATACCCATTAAATTGGTACTTGTAGTCACTAAAGGTCTTTAATGGCCTTCTAGTACCATCAACCTCAGCAACCTTATAGACTAGTAGGTTTTTTATTTGAAAGGTATCACTGCCACCTAATCCCGTGTACCGTATAGCGACATGAGAGGATTCATTAACCCTAATAACATTAAACGCCCTCAGTGGGTGTTTAAAGCCGTATAGACTATTAAGATTAGGTGTGTTAGGGTGCACCTCACCAAATAAAAGATCCACGGATTGTCCATTGTACATATGTTGCACTGTTTCGTTAGTATTGTAATAGTCGAACTCTACAACATAGATACCAGCAGGGACATGATTTTGGTGTGTGTGCCCTACTATATTATCAGAGGAGTTAACTACAGAACCTAAAGACCAATTAGCAGGGACAGCCCCTGCTACTGGTGGAGATGCTTGGGCCGCTGAGAATTGACAAGATACTTCCTCCAGTATCTCCCCTGTATTACTTGTTTTAGGTATTACCCAGTCGTTCAATTCCGAACTCATAATTTTTCCTTTTGAGAATATAATGGATACGTGTTACAATATAACTATTATAACATTAAACATAGAGAGAGAGTATTATGAGAGAAATTACAGGTTTTGGTGATGCAGGAGAGAAATTAGTTCAGTTCGCAGCGGAAGGTGAATATACCAAGAAATTCGGACTAGTTGATGGTGACGGAGATATCATAATACAGGATATGATACCCTGTGTAGCTAATGCTCATCCAAATGACGGTAACGAATGTATTTATATTAGAGACCTAGAGGAAAGTATAGAGTTACATGAGTGGGCTAAAGCTACAGGTCTTACCTACATCCCTGCATACTTCCACGAATTTGATAAGTGTCCAGATGAAGTATTATTATGTTTCGGACTCATGGATGAAGAAGAGAATAAGACCCTTGTAGCCCAAAACCTAGATGAAGTTATAGAGGATAAAACACACCCTGTAGAGAAATTAACAGTAGAGTCTGAAGCCAAAAGAGAATCTCTTAAAGAAGGTAAAAGTTTCGGTGATAAGTTAATGGAAATGGTACATGAGAGAGGAACTGTCACTTATAGATTAGGTACTGTAGAGTCCGAGATTAAACGGATGGAAGAAGAATTCCAAGAGAAGATGCAAGATCTAACTACAGAGAAAATAGCAGTGCTAGAAGTGATCGACACTTACGATAAAGCTATTAGAATCTTCTTCGAGGAGAAAGGTAATGCCTAACCTAGAAAATAAAACACGTAACGGTGCTATCAGCATATACCACGAGTGTTTACCTCCAGAACTTGCTAAAAGAGCTTACGAGCTTTTTGAAGAACACAGAGAAGCAGGTATGAGTTGCTTAGGTAGTTCTTTTGGTGGTGTTAACACCGATGTGAAAGATAGTTCTGATATGACACCAATTACACAATTACCTAGAGACCACGAATTTTACAAAGTATCGGATGAGATAGAGATGCACGTGTTTCGTTGCTTAGTGGATTACTATAAAGATAATAAAGGTTTACTGTTAGGGTACTTCAAAGGTACAAACTTAGGAGATTATAATTCAGTAGAAGATATAGAAACTATTATTGCTAGGGTTTTTAGATTAGAGCATGGACAGTATCAACACTATAAGAAAGTAGAAGGTGAGAGGAAGAGAGGAGGAGGTTACCCTGCAAACCACGCAGAGTGTTGTGTACAGAGACATGCAGACCCTGCGGAGTATCTATATAGAAGATTAACTTGGATGTTAACGCTTAATGAGTTACCTGTAACCAAAGAGCAATACGGCTATACTGTGTTTACAAATCAGAAAATAGCTGTAAGACCTAAAGCAGGTCAACTGGTGTTATTCTCCCCTTGGATGGATTGTGAGCACAGAGGTAATAGAGTTGACGATGTTGAGAAAAGTATCATAACTGCTTGGGTAAGTGACCATTGCCCACCTAAGCCAGAGTAATAGGAGACCTTCGGGTCTCCTTTTTATTACCTAAAACTAATTTACAATACCATGACCTAGGAACATGATAGGGTGTAGTATCACACTATCAGGTCTAGTTTCATCATCCCAGAAGTCGTTAGTTATGTTATGGTTGTGATCACCTCCTCCAGTAGTACTAGCGGTTGTGAAGCTACTACCAAACGTATGACCGTGATTACCTCCTGAAGTACTACTGCCCGTAATCAGTGAACCTGTAGTTCCGTGACTACTGTACCACCTATTGTTAGAACTATTATTCATCCTATTAGGTTGATTATAAGTAGAGTAGGAGTAGTAGGATACATTAGCACTATAAGAGTTACTTGTTCTGTTGTGATTGTGAGCTGAGTTACCATTACCCGTGTTATTGCTATTTACTGCGGTAATGTTAAAACCATGCTTGTGATTACCCGTAGTATCTACATGAGATATATTAGCGATAGAGGTCCTGTGATTATTCCTAATACCATCCCAGTCCCCACTCTTAAGGTAAGAGTCCGTAAGATCAGGTAATACTACAACACCGTACAAAGTAGAGGTTACACTCCGGCCATCACAATACCAATACCCGTCAGGGAGATCATTCATATCACCATGATACCATTCAACAGTATTCAGATTACTATATTCAAAAATCATTATTAAACCCCTACATAAGTTATGTACCTAACTTGAACATTGTTAGGTTCTGTAACAGCATCACCTCCAGAGACATCATGCGAGTGTGTTGCGTTACTAGAATTACCTGCATTGTAACCAGTGATATTGTGAGAATGTGTCCCTGTATTACTCATAGTTCCTGAAGCATTCACCGTCACAGTTCTTGATGTCGTACTGTTACTAATATTAGCAAAGATAAAATTAGCAGAGTTATTAAGGCCCTTATTGATTACACTATGTGTATAAGTACGTGCCGTAGTGTTAGCAGTATTGTGACTATGGTTACCACTAGCACTTACATTGAAATTCCCAGAAGGGGTATGTGTATGAGATTCTGTAGAGGTACCACCTAGATTACTGACAGGTGTTGCAGTAGACATACCGCCAATATCACCTACTGCGGAAGCAGAGTCTTGCTTTAAATAGTGTCCATCAGGTATGTTGACAGTAGTGACACCGTTATATGTATTCCCATCACAAAGTGCGTACCCTATAGGTATAGTGTCATTACTGACATACATTATAATACTACCTACCATCTCCTCTTGTATTCTAAACATTTAATACCTCTTCGATATAAACTATATGATTAACAATAACATGATCAGGTTGAGTCACTGTTGCATCACTTACCATCGAACTGGCCTGATGAGAGTGTGTGGTTGATGCTATATTACTACGGAAAAGCATAGTATGACTATGGTTATGAGAGTTAACATGTAGAGGTACAGATACCCCTCGGTCTCTAGAGCCACCACCTGTACCATTAGCGTCATTACTATACCTATCGCTACCACTACCACCATCAGCATTACCACCCCGCATATTGACCTTCATGTAAGGTATAGCTATAGTAAAACCTGTATGAGTATGAGCACCTGCACTACTGGTATTAGCTGAAGCATTAGTCTCATTACCGTGACTATGCTCACCACCACTCAATATTACAGGGTTATCTGGAGCACCTGTAGCTTGACTCAATGTAGTACCTGTTATATCTGTAGATAAAGTAGAGGCTCTTATATACCGACCTTGTATATCAGGTTTAGTGTATGTACCTACCGTAGTCCCATCAGCAAGATGCCAATGAGTCCCTACGAGGGTAGCAAGATCACCTGTGAAAGGTCTTACTATCCCCGTTGCAGCAGGTTTCAAGACCTGCTGACTCCCCGCATTTGGAAAAAACATATATTACGGATTCCTTATTAAGTGTAACTGACCATGTTGAACATTTAATGTAAATCTCTCACCTTCTGTAAGAGAACCTACTTCATTGTCTCGTAAATCTTCCGTACCTATGATTTCCACATCCCAATCTAAATCTGAGAAAGGTACTGGTGTTACAGACCCATCAATAGACTTATTGGCACTGTACAAACTACCCATGTATTCCACATAATCACCATGTGAGTATACGAGACTTTGATGATGTGCTAGTGGTGTACTATTGTCAGGTACCATCATACGTCTGAGTGTAGGCCAAGCATCCAAATCAGTAGCTGCACCTTCTACGTAAGACCCGTATCTCCAACCAGTGACACCATTATCCATGTAATCTCCCTCAGAATAATCATTATCATTCTGGGTAGGAGGAAGTATATCTGTAGATGTATGTACTTTTTGTAAGTTAGGGTTGTACCTATCCCCTAGTGTAATAGGGTTTTCAGAAATAACATCATAAGAAAACTGCTTACCTGTAGTACTTCCTGCTACATCTACTGTTAGGGTGTCTCCTACTTTCAACTGCTTGGGGTTGAAATCTACGGCAGAACCTGTACCATTTACAGCAGGAACGTAATTATTGGTTTCGGTTATAATGAATTGTTCTTCGCCTCTTACCCAACCTAAGAATCCCCACTCCCCTGTACCTCCGTCTGCTGTTTCATCGTAAACGAATCTTTTACCTGATGAAGTTTCTGAAAGATCTCCTGTCGTGAACCAATCATTACTTTTAAAAGCGTCTACGTGTATATTAAGTTGGTGGGTACGAGTCCCATACTTACTTCTTCGGTCGATCCACTCGATAGTTCCTCCAACTTCATCTACCTTAGCTGTATAGAGGACCACTTTATCACTACCTGTACTGGTATTTCTAACCTCTAAAGTGTCATTGTCACTCGCAACAAAGATATCACCTTGCACAGTACTAGGTACGTAATTCCCATCTGTTGTCTCAACAACAACTACAGCCTTAGCTCTAAGATTAGGTATTACTTCAAAAGCATCGACATTAGAAGCTTGGTCTTCTACATATTTAAACAAGTCACCTAGGTTATTACGTATAATCTCACCCTCATAGTAGACTAAATCATCTCGTGTAGGGATAATATCGGTGTTTGCAAATGATACTCTTGTAGGGTGACCATGTACGTAATTAGCACCCCAAGTAATATTCTTATTATCATAATCTATTACACAACCTTCGTTATAGTGTTTCGTTTTAACATTAGGTGTGTAAGTTGATACATAAGTGTCCCCATCTACAACCATTGTACCGTTAATATACGGGTAGTCGGTAGCGTAAGCTATTATAGCTGTGTCAGTACTTAGGTAGTTATGTTCTACACTACAGCGTAACACAGAGAATAGAGGCCAAGCAGAAGCGTCATCTACTGCACCAAACACATAATTATGCAGTCTTGGTGTATTACCCTCTTTGGTCAGTATGATATCCCCGTTCTTATAGATATTATCATCTTTTGTAGGGGTAACCCAACTCCCATCATTAGCTTGTGCTAATTTAATACCTTCAGCTTTTAATACGGTCTGACCACCAAATAATACACCTAGATCAGTAGTAGGTACAGGGGCTGCTTCATTATACTCATAGTACATAACACCTAGGTTCAGGTCGAATACAATATCATCTTGTAAATATTTCTTAGCGTTCTGTACAGGAGCTAAAGTTTCGTTCCATACTTTAGGTTTTCTCCAATTACGTTTAACATCTGTTTGAATACCATCCGTACCTAACTTAGTTAAGTAAGCTAGTTCAAAATCACCCGCAGTCGTAGGTATACTCTCATCAAACTCAAACCAATAACCCTCATGACCTTCATCACCCTCAAGTAACAATCTAACATTATCACCGTGTATAGGTCTACGTATACGATACTTGTCTTCATCACTTACATCAACATCAGCTAGGTAACCTGCTAAGTATTGGATAGGATTATCATAACCGAGAGCATCAGTACCTTGCATTGTGAATGTGGTAGGTGCTCTAAATGTTTGGTAACCTTCAAAGTTATCGAAATCAAAGTGGAAACCTAGTACAGCAGAGTAACCACCAAACAAGATATTGTACTTACGGTTAAGATAGTAATCCCCTTCAAATATAGAGTCGTGTAAGAAGTTGGTTGTCCTGTCATCTAGGTTTAAAGCAGGGTCAAAATCATCAGCAGTTAATACACGTAGACCGTTAAGTTTAGATTCATTAACCCATGCACTGTTAGTAGGGTTACGTTTGAATATGAACTCACCCTCTGTAGTCCGTTGTAAGAATAAATCATTTGCATGATAGGCAGGGACTGTGATATCTTCTGGAGTCTCTGTAGGTGCTATATCTGAGGTGAAAAGACTAGCCCCACGGAATTCAGAAACTGGGACTCTGAATAGTGAGAAATTGGTAGGGTCAGTTACTACAACCTGATGCCCATTAACTACGTTCTTATTGGCTTCTAAAGCCAAACTGGATACCTTACGAGGCATACTTATATCCTTTATATTTTACTTTATTGTTAATATGATTATACCATAAAAGTATTATTCATGTTATACTAGCCCTCCGAGGAGGACTGTAAACTATCGTGTATCAACAGGAGGAGCGGGATCAGCAGGGTATGTGCCAGATAAGTCACCACCATCAACTACAGTAGAAGCTAGATTAACATTATAAGGTGTAGCCCTATAACTATATCTACCGTCCCTTCTCGTACTGAATTTATAATGTATAGATGCATTGTGTGGTACATTTATGTCTATCCTAGTATCCAAACCACGACCATGTGTAGCTATGTAGATAGTCAGTTGTCCCGTACAACCTTGAGGCCAATCCTCTCCGAAAGCAAAAGAAACATCGAAATTCTTAACCTGATCATAAGGGATGTGTACGACCAAAGGATTCACTGTGAAGGTATTAGCTGTAGCCGTTTCGACACCTTGTACCAGTAAAGGCTCATAGTAAGCTTCCTGACCTGATGTGAATATCCATTGATGTTCATCTGTATCACCATAGAGAGCTTCTAGATCACTCCAGAACAACACCTCACCATCTTCATCAGTAAGCCACATATCACTAGGGACTTCATGTAGAGTAGGCCAATTGTGCTCTGTAGCATAAGCCCATTCTTGCTCACCTTGGATCTCATCTACACGTTCTTCAAGGTCATCACCTGTAACAATAGGGCTTTCTACAACTTGAACAACTTGTGCCTTAATACTAGGAACAAAAGCACCATTATCGTAATAACCATAAACCTTTACAGGTTCTTGGAAGTGGTAGGTTATTCGTCTAGGAGTGGCACGATTAACAGTGAAAGATTTCCTTGGTAACCTAAGTCTCTCGTACACAGGACTATCTGGATTAAGAGTAGGTTCTATCTTGTAATTGGCATCATATTGTTTATCTAAGAACTTGTACTTATTCATGTTCTCTTGTAATTCTTCTGAACCCTGTAGGGTAGAAGAGATCACAGTACGGTAAGATATGGGATCAGGTCCATCATACCTAATCAAAGGGAATAGGTTCTCTACATTCACAACATCCCAATGAGCAGTGTTTAATTCGGACTCAAATACCGAGTCTAAACTCAAGCTCAGGCTACTCATCTCTACTACAGAGGTAGGTACAATACCTGAATTAAGTCTATTTATGTCACCTTCAGTCCAGAACTCCTTTCTTGTAGAATCATCTTGGAAGAGTATGTGCAGACCACCCTTACCAGAGGCTAGGTATGTTTTATCGTTGTAATTACCTAAGACCGCTTCATTAGATTTTGTGTGTTCTGCGGGTGCAGCTAGTTGTGTATACTGTAAGTTATTCTCTATAGGATACCATACACCAACCCCGTTATCTATTACAGTATTAGAGTTCTTCCATATCTGATCACGGAAATTTGATTCATCTAGTATATTAACATAACTAAGATATTCTACTTCTGCTTTCTGTCTAGGTACAAACTGATTCTTTATAGTACCTGAAACTTCATCAAAATAACTGTAGGTACCACCAGATAACTTAACCCTATGACCATTAGCTATAGTCAGTCTTGTAATAGTCTTTGCAAACCTAATATCTTTATATTTAGGGTTTATATCGTAAAGATTAAAACCTGTTGTAAGATTGAAAGAACCATTAATACCCGCATTAAGTCCTGCAACAGATATGTTTTCCCACTGAAGATTACCATCAAAATCTTCAACAGATACCCGTACAGGTGCACCATTGATGTTGTCTGTTGTTTCCAGTGTATCAAAAGCTAAAGTATTAAATCTTATATGTGTTGTATCAGTATTATAGTTAATATTACTGACCCAAGATATTTCTGTGAAACTTCCTGCTTCTGGATTATCTGTGTGGTCAAGAACTATGTCTTCATCAAACAAAGGCCTGTTGTCTATAGTAGATTCACTTAATACTGTATCAGCCCTTTGAACCTCCGTACCTTTCTTAGTCTCTAGTACTGTCTGATGTTCTGAGTTACCGAAGTTAAAGTCTTGGTTCTCACCAGATACTGTGAACAACTCTCTAAGTTCAGGATTACCATCTTCATCTAAAGAGTTAGTTGTAAGATCAACACTGATACCGTGTGGTTGTGTTAATACCAATCCATCCGTAGCCGCACTACCACCTATCTTGAACTTAGTACTCCAATCAAAGACACCATCACTTACTTCATCATAACGCTCAAAATGTAAGTGAGCAGAATCCTCAGCAGTGATCCTCCACCTAGAGTCTTCATCCTCTAAGGTAATAGTGTTACCAGAAGAACCACCTGCACCACCTGTCTGACCATTATAGAAAAACCCACAAAGGTAGATGTCTGTACTGGGGAAACTTGCACTTGGTGGGGCATCTGCATCCGATATAAGTAACATACCTACCGCAGGGTTCCAGAAGTGTGAAACCCAATTACCATCATTACCTACCGCAGTAGATATCATATTACCATTACTAGGTGGTCCTGAGAAGATAATAGGAGAATACGCAGCAGATGGAAAACCATTAGCTCTTGGTACTAACTGAGGTTGTATCCAGTTACGCTGTACACCATCAGCAGGGGTGTTATAGGTATTGAATGCTACGTAAGATTTATTATTTGTACCTGCTACAGGTGTTAATCTAATAGCCGTAGCATCATTGAAAGTACCATCATCATTGATACCGTATCTTCCAATTATATTGCTATTTGCTACAGCATGACTTACAGCTTGTGCAAAGTTATTAGCAGGTAGTGCTTTAAGGGAATTCATCTCAGACCAGATACTACTAGGGTCTACTATGAAGCTATTAGGTTGTAACTTCTCGTACCAAGAGGTATTATCATTACTATCAATGGTTCCGGCTGCTAAAACCGACCCTGCAAGCTTGATAATCTCATCATTAGAAAAGGCCATAATTAACCTCTTGCTTGGAACTGAGAGATTATATGATTAATCTGTGATTCACTCAGAGTTAGACGTTCTTCCTTAACACTATTTATTTTTATTATTAATTGATATTTTCCGTTACCGAGGTCTATCAAACCTACATCTTTAAATAATTCCATAAGAACCTCTGTTAGAATGAAGCAGTTACCTGATCAATTATTACATTATTGGATATCTCAAACCTAACCAATACCCCACGTTCTACATTAGCACCACCGAAAGTACAGGTTATAGTGTTACCTACTATATTAACCTGACAACCACTAGTAGCAGCAGACTGGGTAGTCCCGTCATCAAACGAAGCGAAGTTGTAAGTATCGTGAACCCAAATAGAATTAACTTTACTTAGTTCAGGGTTAGCAGGATCAAAAGCAGGTGGTATATTAAGGTTAGGTGATGTCGGTGCCGAAGAACCTAACTTCCAAAGATATATCTTAAGGTCACCACTATTAAGATCAAAAGCAACTCCGTCCCTAGTTACAATATTGAAGGTCATGCTACCGTAACTTGTGGTCGGGTTAGCAGCTAAGAACTCTCTGAAGAATACAGCACTGTTTGTTAGTCCACTATAATCTGGTTGTACTCTTGCATTGTTCGCAGCATCTTCATTAGGTGTATATGTAGAAAGATTATTACTACTACCTATAGCACCATCTACATTCTCATCAATGTCGAATATACTGGTTGGTCTCATAAGAGCACCACCGAATACAGCAGCCTCTCCATTTACAAGAAAGTCTTGACTATTCCAAGCGGTAGTGTAATCTCCTTGTAACCGCCTAGACTCACCATTGAATGTTTCAATTAGATTAGTAGAGTCATCTAAGAAGGTATCTACACAAGTGGTTACGGTACTTGAGTTGAAAGGACTACTCATCTGCCAAGAATCTCTTACACGGATACTCGCAGTAGAATCACCTATATGCCTGAAGTTAGCTCTGTTAATAACAACCCTACTCTCATCTGGGGAGTATAACATATCGTTATCGAAGCGATCCTTAGTGGCAGTTTCTACGAAGATAAAGTCTTGGTCATGTGTCCAAGGCGATACATTGTAATCAGCTACACCCGTACCGTGAGTTTCGATAAGTAAACTTTCTGTCGGTCTACTAGAGTCTCTATTGTGTTCATGTATAACACCCGTAGCAACTTCCCACTGAGAACCAGTAGTAAAGTAACTGATACCTGAGATATGTTTCAATACTGTATTCACTTGGTAATCTACAGGCTCAACCATACTGAAAGCAAGACCACCTTGGATATCATTAGTGATAGTTACAGCAGGGTTAGCTACATCGTCTAAGAAGAACTCTTCCGTGAAAGTCCTTATGGTAAAGTCGAAGTCTGTATGAGTAAATGTAACTCTGAAACTACCAGAAGTATGACCATTACCTGCATCCAGTAATAAACCTGCTAAACCAACTTCCATACGAACAGTAGCTGCATTCCTACTACCATCACCATCAGGTGCTGTATTAGCTACCCTGAAGTTAACTCTACCTTGTGTTTGTATTGAATCACCTGCACTAGAGAACGTGTGGTCAAAGTAGTTAGCACCTAAGTCTATACCTGTAACTTGTATACGCATAGAGGAAGTACCACCAAAACCAGTACATTGACCTGATTGCCATGAGATAGTACCAAGTTGTGTAGCTTTCTTTGTTGTACCTACCCAGTTCTCGTTTAATCCTGCTAGGAAATTACCTGTTGGTTCTCCTACCCTAACGTCAGTATTAGCTCTATCCGTAACACCGAACGGAAAGGGCGGGAGGAAGTTAGGTGGGACACCTAATATGACACAACTAGGATCATCTGCATCTGTATACGCTGTAAAACCTAAACCATCACCTACTACTATTCTAGCAGCTTGTGGAGACACTTCGTTAGATATATCACAGTCAGTATTATTCACTGCTACTGCTCCGCCACCTGAACCACCTCTACCCGATGGGATACCCGAGCCACGACTCTTTATACTCATATTTTATTCCTCTCTTTAATATAACCATTATAACACATAACCAAAATTAATTGAAAATACATAAAATAAACACTTTACCACCATAAATAAACACGTATACTCTACACCAACTAAACAATAAAAGGATAAGGAGTGCAAGTGAGTAGTTTATAAAAGATAAAAGCCAAATATGGCGTTTACGTAGAAATCAAGAACGTATGAAAGAAATTAAAGATAAATTAAAATTGGAGAATAACAAATGATTAAATTGAAATTGAATAGTAAAGATATAGAAGTAAGAGAGCAAGACGGAAAGTATTGTTTAAACGATATATACAAAGCTTCTGGTTATGGACGTAGTAAAGAACCTAGTAAATTCTTTGTAACTAAGCGAGGACAAGAAATCTTGTCATCGGTATCTTACATTAATATTAAAGGGGTTAAGGAGGCTTGGACAGATAAACTTTCCGTTTATAAATACGCATCTTGGGTAGATAGTCTAGTTTCAGAAGACCCCGAAGACTAATCTCCAGATACAACAAAGCCTCTCAGTAAATTAATACCAAGAGGCTCTTACCTAACTAATCTCGTCTACCACTCTGTATGATAGCTTGTACAAACACTGTCCCATTCGTCATATCACTAGCATCAGCAGCAACAACTGCATTAGGTGTAAAGGTCATACTCACCATAGGTACATCATCTATAATAACAGTCCTTATATTACTATCACCATCTGTATCTAAACTCAGGTCAAACATATCCTGTGAGCTTGTCGAGGGGTTTATCAGCGGCTCGGTAGCCACTAAGTCATGCATTTGTATACTTAAATCTATTGTACCCTCTAAGGCAGGCGTGACAGCCACATCCTCTATCAAACCAATAGCACTATCCCTCTCTGCAAGGAATAACATATTAGGATCAGATAAGTTACTTAGTGTAATAGTGAATACCTTATAAGTGTTAGCACCACCTGTCCATAAACCATCATCATTAGTACCTACAGTAACATCAATAGAATCCGTACCTGCTAATACCGTAGCTGTACCCGTCAAGATACCAAAATCACCATCAACACTCACACCGTGAACATCATTGATATAACTGAACGTATCATCTCCTGTAGAATTAGTATCCCTTAAACCCTCATGGTCAATAGCACCACCGTGTGTAATAGTCCAATCAACACTTGTATCGGTAGCCACAGGCTCTGTCAGGCTTACCGTAAAGGTCATATCAGTCCCTTCTGCTACCAATGTACATATTTGCTTATAGTCGTGTTCTAAGTAAACGCTAGGACGTATCTGAGGTGGTATATTATTATTATTATCAGCATCTAGGAAAGGTAGTGTAGGTGCTACCCATTCTTTTAGGGAGATGAAGTATGTATCACCAACAGGTAGGTCAATAAGATGACTGTCACCTGCTGAACATGAAAGGGGTTTGGTTACTATAGTCTTATTATATTGCAATTTACTATCCTCTAATACGAAAAAAGCCACTAACACCTATTAAGTGTCAGCGGCATAAATAGGCTACTCTGAGATAGCTTCTTCAATAACTTTTATCATGGCATCAAGCTTAATCGTAGGCTTAACTGTAATACCAAACTCAGCAGCATATACCGCTAAATCATTCTTACCTTTCTGTTTGTTAGGGAAAGACTTAACCTTCTCCATATCAATCACAGGCTTAGTTTCTGTCTCTGTTTCTTCTGGTTCATCTACTGAGAAGTCCAGTAAAGAATCGTCAGGGACTGTAGCAGATAAATCACCTACTGATGGTAACTCTTCCTCTACCACTTCTGTGACTACAGGAGCATCAGCTAGGTAGTACATCATCCAACCAAACTGACCTTTCTGTTGACATCGTTTAGGATCAAACCTTTTAGATTCTTCTAAGTAAGGGTTTACAGCAGCTACAAACTGAGGCATACTACGTGCCCTGTGTGGCTTTAAACCATCTTCTGTCTCAACATAGAATGTATAACGATAACCACGCACACTGTTGTCGTAGTCTAAAGCTTTTACTTGTTCTTTAAGGTGAAGGAAGAACTGTTTATTATTCTTGAAGTAATTATGACTCATTTATTATCTCTCTCTTTTATTTCGGTATACACTCAAAAGGAATATATATTGAAATAAAAGAGAAGCACAAAGGCTTCTCTTTAAATGACCTAAGTCATTGATTTAATTGACTATACGGTGAACGTGTAGTGTGCAATTAATTCTGGACGAGTTACAACAGCTAATACTGAAGTCTCAGACTCTGCTTTAATCTGACGTAACTTCTCATCAATGTATAAGTAAGCTTCTTGGATAGCTTCCTCTTGACCATTAACAGTATTACGAGGACCGAAACGCATCTCGAATAAACCCATGCCCATAGGGAATGCATAACCTTGTGCAGTTGGGATTTCACCAGAAATATCTTCGATGAATGTAACACCCTGCCACGATAAGATACGTGAGTTAGATAAACCACCTAAACGCTTACGAGCAGGTTCAACTTCTGAAGCATAATTAGCGTAAGCTTCTACATAATCAGCATGGTCTTTAAGTGCAGAGAATGCACCAGAACCCATCAACATTACGATTTCGTAGTTATCACCTTCATCACCTGCTGTAGCTACAACATGTTGACGGAACAATTCAAACTCATTTGCAGGGTTTGAAGTTTGGTCAGTTAAATCATAAGTCTTAGCACCACCCGCAGCACCATTGAACATGTCAGCATTAGCAACACCCCAAACAGCTTGATAGTTACGAGCTAAGTTAGGACGAGCAACACCTGCTGCATCTGGAGCAAAACCACTACCTTTAAGTGCAGTGTACATTGCTTTCTTGATAGTACGTGCATGACCACGTTGGAAACGAGCAATAAACTCAGCTACTTTACCTGCAACTGATTCCCATTCCTGAGTACCAAATTTACGTAAGTTAAGTAATTCAGTTTGCTTGATACCTTTATCTAATGTGAAGAAAGGTAATTCAAGGTGTGCATCTTGAGCACCGTTATCACCCGCTGTTTGACGATCAGCATCACGAGCAACAGAGTACATATCATCTGTACCGTCAATACGGCGTTCAAATGTTGCTACTGTAGAACCTGAAGTGTCTTTATTGAAAACACCCATCTTCTCTAGCATATTATCTTCACGATCAACTAAAGTCATTAGTTGAGAGAAGTCCTGTAAGTGTTGATCACCTGATTGAATAGTTGGCATTATATTATCCTATTAATTATTATTGTTATTATACAGCTTGAGTTTTCTTAGCGAAGGCAGTAATCTGAGCACCAGTAAGAGGTGTAGAACCAATCTTAAGTGCATTAGAGTTGAACTTAACCCAATCTAAACCAGAAACAGCAGAAACTGTTAATACGTCATTTGTAGCAATATCAGTGTTAGTGATTGCAACATCATCAATTACATAAGCGATTGCAGCAGCAATATCACCGTCAGCAGCTTCTGTACGAGCAGCAACTAATAGAGTGCCGTTAGTCATAGTAGGTGTTTTAGTAACTTGGATTGTTTCGTGAGTCATTGTTTGTGATGCACCTTGAAGTGAATCAATTACAACCTGTTCGCGAGTGTAAATAGCCATTTTATCTTTCCTTTAGAATAATATTATTTAGAGTTTAATTTAGCACGTGCTTTAGCGATAGTTTCAGTCATATCTGGTACAACTGTAGTATCTACTGTCTCAGAAACCTGAGCTTCTTCCGCAGTCTGTTCTTTCTCACCGAAAGATTTACGAATCTCTTCAGCTTCTTCTTTAGCTTTAATAACAGCAGCACCCATATCAGTGAAAGCTTTAATAAGAACTACTGCACTTGCTTCATCAGCTACTAGAGCTTTAACGATAGCAGGTTGGTCAGCTTCATCAATAGCACCTAAACTCTTAACTACTTCAGCAGTATCAGCTTCAATCTTAGCAGCTTTTAAGATAGCTTCTT